TTCTGGATGCAACCGTAAGCCGGTATCATTTCGGTCGACGCATTGTAAAAGTAAATCGGGTCAGGGGTCGACTGCCGAATCTCGATCGGCTTTGCTGCCCTTTCGCGCTCCCATGCAAACGAATTATCTCGAATCCGTTTCGCTAGGGATGGACTGTAGTACCCGATATCCTTTTGAGCCACGCTTAGCCCCTGGTGTCTGCGAGTAGGGATACTTTGTAGATCGCCGGTGTCACCGAGGTAGCCGTCGCAGTGTCATTGCACGTGATCGACAGTCGGCATTCAAGCAATTGCCCTGGGTCCACGCTGGCCGCATTGATCGCGAAGTCAAAATTGGCCGCTGTGAGGCTGTTCATCGACTGAGCCCCCAAAGTTACCAAGTCCGCTGTGGGTGTTCCGCTTGACCCTACCACGGCTTCTAGATCGACCGTGCAAGCCGTCGAGGCCAGGGTAGTCTCCATTGCTGCCCGGATTCGGACTTGAATTGTTTCGCCGTCGTCATAATTCGGCGGTATCGGGATCGAAAAATAGGCCCTTCGGGTTGTGGCCCCTAGGTTTTTGCAATCGCCCGCCGTGATCCTCACCGGATTGGTCAACCAAGTGCCTGTAACTAGCCCTAGGTCGTCGCTAGCTGCCGATGCGGGCAGATTACTTGCCACCGAATCCCATGTCTTAAATGCCTCAACAGGGACCACGTATTCGGCCAAGACTTTTTGCCCTAGCTTGGATGGTTCGATATTCGCATTGCCCGCGATGTCGTTATTCGTCAGTGATCGATCGGGAATTTGAAGAATGACGTTTTGGATAGTGCTCATTTTGTTGGCCTTATGGTAGTAGTCCTAGTGCATTGTAACTTAGTGGCTCGTAAAGCTTTTTTTCCTGCCAAAACGCGGTTTGCTGCGCCGGAGGATCTACGTCGGGTAGCTGGAATCCCTGCTCGTCAAGTAGCACCGGCTTGGCTGTCGGTTCGCCTGCTCTGGTTGCCCGGACGATCGCAGTAGGTTGAACGCCATTGACCGGAGGCCCTGGAAGCTCGACCCGCTTATAGTAGCCTTCATGGCGCGTTCGCGAATACCAAGCCTTCTCGGGAGTGGTTCGGTAAGGGTAGCGGAACTGAATTACCGCCGTAACTTGGTAGTAGCCACCGAAGGGGGTTTCGGGGGATGCAACCGCCTTGGCTCGGAGCTTTTGCATTTTAGCCGTACCCGCTGGCCATGTCAGGAAAGTATCGGAGTTGACCGAATGACGGTATCGGCCCTGAACGTAACTCGAGAAGGTCAGCATGTTTTTTTGGATCGTAACGGTCTGATCGGCAAATTTACGCCTAATTCCGTTTACGGGTTCGCCGTTGGCTGTCACTAAAGGATTGCCGTCGAAATCCTCATCGATTTCTAACTCCTCTTCTACGTCGTCAAAATCGATAATCGCCGGGGCTAGCAATGGGCTTTGTACGCCGTTGTTTTGGTTTCCCTGTGGACCGCCCGAGCCGAAGGATACTTCCCCCTCATAGGGTACTGTAACGATCCAATAAACCGGGCTCTGCCTCTTCGGGCTTGCCTGGACTGCGAACACAAAGTCAAACCCGCCGCCGAATGACGATCCAGCCGCCGGGATTCCAGGGGCTTGCAAAACGTCGTTTAAGGAAGCGTCGGGGGTTGTGAATACTTGATAGACCTTTTGCAGCCTAGCATCAGCCCGCCGAAAGTTGTCGGTAATGGAGATATCGCCGCCGAGCCCGGACCACATAAGATCAACGCTGTAGATTTTATCGTTGAGCATTTAGCGGATCTCCTGTAGCTGGAATTGTTCCCTCGGGGCTTCCGTCGGGCTCTTTAGTGTCCCGTCGATGCTCGAAAGTAGCTTGCTAGCCTCTGCCGTGTTCTTAACTAGCTTATCGATTGGGCTATCCGTTTGGCCTCGTACAAGCACCCGCGACTCGAAGGCGGTTAGCGATCGGATTTGATCTTGCAACGCACTAGCGGCCCCAGCCCTTGGCTTCAAATCGATTGCAATGTCTAGCTGCATCGCGTTTTGCAATGCTGCTAGCCGCTCTTTGATTTTCTCGTCGAATCCTTCGGTCAGGCTAGTCACAGACTCGTCAAGCATCGCCTGCAATGCTAGTTCCGTTGCCGTGATCGTCCTTTGCCCGATGGCTGGCATATCTTTCATCACATCGCCAATGGTGTACTTCGGCCCCTCGAAAATCGCCGACTGCATTAGCTTAGACCAGCTTTCACCAAACCAAGCGCCGAATTCAAGTAGCTTATCAAAGCCGAACTTCACATCGTTGACGATAGATTCGGTTTGCAAAACAATAAATGTCTTTGTGGCCTCAAGAACTTCGGCAAATCGAATAACCGCCGTTTCCGCTGCGGTAAATCCTGCAATAAAGGCTGTAGCTACTGTCTCTCCGACGCCCGCAAGCGAATCGGCTAAATCCTGCCCTACGTTTTTCGCCTCGTCCATCGACGGCAAAAGGCTATTGGTAATGAACTCGAACATTACCGCAAATCCGCGATAAACAACATCTCGCACCGGAGCAAGTAGCTCACCGAAGGACTCGTAAAGGTTTTTGGTAGCCACGCTTAGGGCTTCGCTGGCCTCTAATGCCGACTTTGCCGAGTCAGCCTTATTCAATAGCCCCTTGGTAGCCAATTCGCTAACCGCCGCTAGCCGTTCTTCCGCTGTGGCTAGCTCGTTGATATTCGGGATAAGCCCCTCGAACGCCCCGAAGTTACCCTTGGTCGCATCCTCGACCATTCGCATTGCAGAGGACAAATCTCGATCGAACACCCGCGATAGCCCAAGAGCCGCTTCGGCCATGTCCTCGATATCGCCAACACCAGCACCGCGCCGCAATGCTTGAGCCATCTGGTCTTGAATGCGTCCCGAATCTACGTTGGTCATTCGCTCGAGGCTATTGGCAACCTTAACCATCTCGTCCGATGCCGCTTTGCCTGCCCCTGGAATGAGAGCGACCGTCTCGGCAAGCTTGATCGATGATCGGTTGAGATCGTCAAACGCTGCGACCGATGCCGATGCAAAGCCCACAACCGCCCGCCCTGCTTCGACGATTCCGATTACCGCTGCCGTCACGCCTACCAATTGAGCTAGGCCACGGATCGAAAATTCGACTTGCTGCGCCGTTTGCGTTACTTCGGTCGAGAACTGACGCAACACCGCCGAAGCTTCGTTTTTTGCTCCAAGGGTTACTTCTACGTCAGCCATTTTTACGCCTCTGTTCTTCGATTCGGTTTACGTCTGCGTCGAGTGCATTTTGCACCGAAACAAACCAAGCGTCCTGATCGTAAATCCCGCCCGCCTCTGGAAGGACCCCTTTCGAGACCCACGCCGCAAGGTTAGCCGCCGAACTAACTCGATGCCCTACGTAATCCTTCGGGCAATCGACGATTTCAAAATACCCTCGACCCTCGCAAGCATCGCACCCGGATTCATCGCAACCTGGACAGGCCAGCATCAACGGGAGATCGCTGCTTGGCTTGTTGTTGCATTGGTTTCGAGTGCAAGACTTGCATAGTTCGCCGCATCGGATAAATGCGGCTGTCCTTATTTTTTTTTATCACCTTCGCTAGCCGAGTTGCCGCGTAAGCAACAACTGACAAGCTTTACCGCGTCGGCAACTTCGATTTCCTCGTCCCAATCGCTTATGGGCTTTTCGAGACTCCAACCGGCCAAGCAAATCGAGACGGCTTCGCGGATTGCTGCCATCTGTTTTTTTGGTTCGGTCGATTCCCTGAAATCGCTGATAAGCCCCAAGACCTGTTCGGTCTTTCGGAACTTGAGGCGATTCAAGGTAAACTCGATGTCACACCCGTCGATTTTGTCTGTGAATGTATTAGGCTGCATGGTTGAAAGCTATTGAAAATTCTTGGTCCGAAGCGTCCACGTTTTTGTTTGCTTGCCATTCGAGTTGATCGGTCATAATGCCGTTCCGCTCGCCCATTGGCTTGGCTACTAGCTGGGCCTTGGGGACTGTGAAGACAAGCGTTGAGGTCGTTGGTCCCGCAATCGTGAACGATAGGCTAGCCTCGGTCCCGTCGCGGAATTGGCTGTATCGGTTCTGAGTAGCAATCAACTTGGATTCTGGATTGCCAGTAATCCTTGGATTGCGATCCGTGATTACAAAGTTATCGACGCCTGCCGCCGAGGTCGAGCATTCTCGAGCGGTAATCACGTTGCCAAGATCGATCGTTGCCGATTCAAGGCAGATATTCGTCGACGCCCAAGACGTAGCACCGCCCGCAACGCGAAGAGGTAGCGTGTTGACGTAGTTGATGCTGCTTGGAATTGCAACGTCTGCTTCGTCGCTGTAGACGCCTTGGAAGTCAAATTCAACCCGCCCCATTCTGCCGGTAGGCAAAACAAATCGAGCATTACCGACCGCCCCGTAAATCTGCCTGCGAACGCCATCGAAGAACCCCGCGATTGTGAGGGTCTTTACGCTGCTGCCCGATGCCGGAACTTCGGTTTTGGGGAAGTAAGTAGCCGTCGAAAGCACAACGCCGCAAGCCGGTAGAAGCGTGCTAGCCCATGCGGGAACTGCCGATCCATCATAGGCTAGGTCGACCGAGAATGTAGCCCTGCCGATCCTAGCCCCTGGAATCGAGGTTAAGCGACCGAAACCGCCTTGCCCCTGCCTTTCCTCGAAAGGAAACTCCGGGTTAATCATAAGGTCGTAGGCATTGACGGTGCAATCCGCTGCCGCAATGGTTTCGGCTGTGCCTACGGTCGATTCGGTCTTTGCACCCAAAACGGTCTTTTTTCTAAGTAGCATATTTGTCCCTTCCAAGTATGTCGTTTGCGTCCTGTTTGGCTTCTTTGAGCTTGCGAACCATTATCGATTTAGCTTGAGCCGCCCCGCGATCAAAAGCATCCTTGACGCCCTCAATCTTGGTTGCTTGCAAGTCTCTTAGTTTCTGGATTGGGAATCGAGCCCGCCCGAGTCGCTTGTAAATGTTCCTGCCTAGCTTTGGAATCTTAGGCCCGAAAGCCCCATCGAATACCATCGCTGGGGTGCCTCGAACGAATTCAATCTCAACACCTTCGACCGTCTGCCTAGCCTTGAAAGCCCGAAGCGGTACGGTAAACGTGTCGTCGATTTTCAGTATCGATTCCTTGGCTAGCAAATTGTCGATTAGCTTTTCGTCAACGCAAAAGGCTCTCAATTCCTCGACCCTTTCGACGGCCATCGCTGTCCGTATTTCGCGTTCTGTTCGCCGCCTTGTTTCCTTGGTAGCTTCGTCGATGCGATTACTAAAAGCCTTTTCCAGTCCGTCGGCGTAGTTGATTACCCGCTCGGCTGCTAGCTTCGATTTTTCTTCGTGTGCTTGGATGTCGATTATCATTGCCTTACCGCCTCACCGTCGGATCGTCTTCATCGACTCGATACGTAACGATCAACTGCATGTTCGCCCCGTCGATACCGCCATCGGAAGTAAAGTTGATCTTGGTTCCGAAGGTAGCAAACAAAGCGTTGCCGTCGAAGGTGTGCCAGGAACTAGCTGGGTTACAGATGCACTTGCGAACATCCGACCCGAATTGATTTAGTAGCGTGTCAATTGCGTCTTGGCTTCGCTCCGAAGGCATCAAAACCAGTCGGATATTGAACTGCTGAGCCAACGCAACCGCCGGAGGATTGCCCGGACAAGATAACTCGGGAACCTCATTCTGGACGCCCTGAGTTATGATGATTTGGCGATCGATCGGCGTGTAGTTGGCAAATCGAGTAGGTCGCTTTACTTCCTGTACGTCGGTTGGGTACGTAGCCGAATCGCCAACCATAGCCGATAGCCTGGATTCCAATTCGACCGCGATTAACTCGATGATTGCTAGCGACACTCTAAAACCAACATCCCTTCGTCATGCTCAACAAGTCGAACAATAGACCGCCGCTCCGCTGGTTCGCCAACTCGGGGGGATAGCCCAATCTGATCCCCGCCGAGGTCTAGCTCGTCGCTTGCGATACCTTCCGATCCATCATTCGAGACGTAGACCATAAACCGTGGGGTTACTAGGTCCGACGCCTCTGGAAGTTGCAAAGAATCATCCCGCACAACCACCGCGTTGATCTTCCTCGACCGACCGTTTCTTTTGTAGTAAACGATCGGTTCTGCGAAGTCTTGCGGGTTGGCGAAGACGTTCTTGGCATCCTCGATGATGGTATCGTGAAGGGTCACGGATTAGGCTCGCTTGCCATCGATCTCGATGTAATCCAACTCGAAAACGTCGGCGTTTGTGTTCGCCGCTTTTTGGAGTTGAACAATCGGCTGGAAGCTTCCCGTATACGCCGACATATCGAACGTCGTGTCCTTGCAGACCTGGACGCCGTCGATAAAGAACCGCACGTTGCTCTTACCGCCTCGGAAGTCGATAACAAACTTCTTGAACGTCGTCCCAAGGGTAACGCCCGTCGAAACGTCGTTATTGTCTCGTACCGCGTCATCGGTCTCGACATAAACAAGCGTCGTGCTGTTGGCCCCTTCCATGCGAAACCAAGCGTTAGCCGCTACGTCGTCGGCGGTATCGTTTCGAGCCGACCCGAGACCGAATACCAGAATCGAGCCGCTCGTAAAGGTCGATGCCCCAAGTCGAGCCCGCATTTCAACGCTCTGAACGTCGTCGATGTCGAACGCCAATGCATCGCCGTGAGCGTTGCCAAGGATCTGAATTTGGCTTGCACTTGTGAGCGTGCATACCAAACGATCGTTGTTTCGCTGCGACGTAGGAGGAGCCGCCCCGGTAACCGTCACGGTCCAAGGGGTAGCGATATTGGCCGAAGTCGGAATGGATACCGCTGGTCCGATGAAGTCATCGAAGTACGGTTTGAAGTCTTGCATGCCTGCCATGTTCTTATATTCCTGTTTTGTGAATTTTGTTGCCGTCCCAAAAAAGCCCCCAAGCATCGCCCAGGGGCTAGATTTCAATCGACACTACGCACGGTTTGCGAAGATGCCGCGATGCTCGATAACCGCTGCTGCGAACGATTGGCGAACCGTGTAGATGTACGAATCGTTTCGGATGTTGTAATCCGACTCCAAGACTGGCGATTCTTCGCCACTCAAGAAGCTGATTTCAACCGTATCGATAAGGCTGTTATCGGCCACTGCATACCAGTTGGTAGAGCTGTTGGCGTCCAAGTATGGACTTGCAACAACCCGCAACTGCCGAGCACCGCCGCGACCGTAAAGGTTCGAGACGCCGCTATTCTTCTCGCTCTCGACCGATGCCGTCGAATTGACAAGCTCCAAGGCTGTCCCTGCGTAGGCCAAAGGCACCAAGAGGATCGACGGGGTAAGCCCGAGGAAAACGTCGCTAGACAATCCCTTTTGCTTGCCCATTACCTCAAAGGCTTTGTCGAGGGTCGCTTTGGCCGGAGCCCCAGCACCGCCCGAAAGGTTAGTTCCGGATGCGTGCGATGCCGAGAAAAGAGCCACGCCGTCGGGCATCAACGGATTCGACAGGAAAACATCGTAGATCGCCTTTTCTTGCGTCCTACGAGCCGCCGAGCCGTGCATCGCTGGAATGCGAGACAAGGCATCAAGGTCATCGTTGATAACCGTTTCCCAAGTGACGGTAAATTCCTTGCCGTACTTCTCGATCTTGTACGACTTGCGTTGATCGACAACCTTGCCCTCTGGGTAGTCTTTGCCCTCGGGGACCACTTCAAGGTTCGGCGATTCGCCAAGGCTGATTCGGTTGATGTTTTTGAAGTCATCAACCGACTGGGCTTGCCTTACCCATTGGTCCCAAGTGTATGGGGCCTCGACGTAAGACGCTGTAAGGGTCTTGCTGGCCGCATCCAAGAGCAGGCTCGAAAACGATCCGCTCGTGTGGTAAACGTCGCTCGATCGACGGATATTGAATCGATCCATCGTCCCTTGGTGGCCCATCGCGATGCGAACAACGTCGCCCTTGTTGTGTCGCTCTGGATTGACGCCCATTCGCCTTACGCAAGCTTCGGCAAGCCGATAGAGCCCGAGGTTGCGGAAGTGTTCCGCGCCTTGAACGTCAGGGGCCTTTTGAGTCTTGATCTGGCCTTGGTAGCATCGCTGAACCAAGCCCGCCGAAGCCTGAGCCATGAACTTATCATGCTCGCTTTCGGTCACGCTGAAACTGGAGCCCTCGACGGCCCCGCCTAGTGGTTGAGAAGCCATCTTTCGGATAATCCTTTCTTGAGCGTCCTGAACGGTCACATTTGGATCGTCGATCAAGGCGTCTGCAAAGCTACGCTCAAGCCTTGCAAGCGTACAGTGGGCAACGATAGTTTTGCGTCGGTCGTCGGCTGCCTTGAGTTGCCTTGCAACTTCGGCTTCGACTTTCTTTTCGGTGTCTTCGGTTGGCTCGACATGTTCGGCCCGCATAGTTTCTTCGGGCTCTTTGTCCGCGCCTGCCATCGATTCGACTTTGCCCATTGGAGCATCGTCAGAACCGGATTGGCCTGCTGCCTTGCCTGCGAGAAAAACAATGATCTGAGTAGGATCGGTCATGCCTTCTGGCAACCCGAGCCCCTTGAGAGTTGCCAAAAGCGACTCGTCCATACGTTCAACCCTTTCATGGTCATAAGACCTGCGAACAGTAGAATTCGGATCTGCGCCCGTTGCACAAATCGAAGCGTTATGAGGTTCCCATGCGGTTACAATTTCCGCTGGTCCCTCAATCACCTTGCCTTGTCGGGTGGTGTACGTTTGGCCCTCTCGAACGAATTGACGCTCGAGAATCTGTGCATCAATCGAGAAGTCATTTAGGTGGCCTTCGGTGTATCTTGTCGCGACAATCTGCGAGTCTGCATCGCTTGCAAAATCAGGCAGGCCAAGTAGCTCATCGCCCTCGATAACGATGTTGCGAATCGAGCCGAAGACGTTGCGTACCGTCTTATCGTTGTGTGAATCGACGATAGGCAACTGCTTTTTGTCGTTGCGGAATCGAACGCCATCCATCAACAATACTTGCTTGATCCAACCGCGTTCTTGATCGTAGATGTCAATCGGCGTTTCGGTCGCAATCACCGCTCGACCATCTTTCACGGCCCCAAATTGCCGAACGATCGAACCGCCCTCGATAGGCTTGGGTCGCCTTGCATCTAGTTCCTTGCGTCTTGCCTCAAGGCCTCTTTTCTTGAATCGCTCTCGGTCTTGCTTGTTCATGCCGTCACCTCAGCGGGTAGCGTGTCCACTGATCCGTCTTTTGCGTCGTCGATCAAGGCCTGTACGCTCGATTCGCTCATGCCGACCGATGATAGGAACACCCTAGCCGCCGCTTCGCTGATGGCCCCGCTGGAAAGCTCGTCGAGGGTCTTGGCAATGGCTTTGCGGTTGCGGTTGAATTGGAGCGTTGAAAGCCCCATCATTTCGCCGCTGCCGGTCGCTGGTTGTGTTTCTGCCGCCCCTTGGGTCTGCGCCGCTGAAATGGCTAGCTGTTGCTGTTCTGGGGTCTGCAAACCAAGCTTGGCAAGCAATCGGTTTTCCTTGGCCCGTTGGTAGAAGACCGTGCGGAAGTTGAGCCCCTGAGCCCCAAGCACTTCGCTGTAGGTCGCCGTGAATGAATTGATGCCCGATTCGCTGGTTTGCTGCTCGACGCCTGGATCGACCCATTCCCATTTAGGGGTCTGCCATTCGACGGGGGTGAATCGCCTACGATCGCTCAGCAGGTCGCTAGGCCCTGGGAAACCGTCGAGGTTGGTTCGGCTTGCTGCATCGCAAAAGCGATCCCAGACGGGCTGTAGCAAGTGCCGAATGATGTATTTTTGAATGATGCGAAACCGCCTTCGGTCTTCGAGTTGGCTGGTCCGGCTTGAGCTGTAGGTGGTTTGCGAATAGTCCCGAGCTACAACCTCGTAGGATAGCCCAGTGCCTACTGCGATCCCTCGAAGAATTACCTTGGTCCATTCGCCCGCCGAAGTGTTTGGCCGCGTTGGGTTGATGATGTCAACCGATTCGCCTGGCTTCAAATCAAAAACCAAGCCCGGCTCTAGGTATCGCTCCCTGTTGCCGTCCTTGTCGGTCCCGCTGCCAGTTCTTGGGTTGCTCAAGTCGCCCATTGGCGTTTCGGTCTTGATCGCCGCCGTGAAGCATGACGCGATTGCCGAAGCCTGTAGTTCGTTGTCGAGGTATGTTCCGAGGTCACGAATCGATGCCAATGCTGCGGAGAACCAAGTAACGCCCCGCGTCTGTCCGACTCGATCCTGCCTAAATAGGTGAATGATCTCCCGGGCTGGGATTTCCTTCGGCGTTCGGCTTACTGCGTAGGGTTGCAAGGGATGATCGTCATAGATCATGTACGATAGAGGCTTGCCCGATTCGTCGACTTTGATGCCGCGAATAACCCGCGTGCCATCGCCGCGATCGATGCCCATTGTGTAGGTATCGCGATCGGTCGCTAGCCTGTCGGCTTCGATGATTTCGAGGGCCATCGGAATCGGTCGAGAGATTCCGCGGTATTCGGTCGAGGGCAGATTGACTACTCTGATCAGAACTTCGCCCGCTTCGACCATTTCACGAAGGGCGATAATCTGGATTTCTTCAAGGGTCAAACGCCCGTTGATATCGGCTACTTCAGACCACTCGGACCAAGCCTTATCGCGCAGGTCGTTGATGTCCTCAATGTCATCGCCTTCGGGAGTCTCGAAGGTCGATTGGGCCTGGATGCCCGCGCCGACAACCGAAGAAACGATTGTGTCCACGACGCCCCAAGCATAGCTGTTGTCTCGTACCAATCGCCTAGCCTCTGCCCTGAGACGATCGGCGCCGAATGGCCCCATCAATTCTTGGTCGGCTGGTAGGTTCTTTGGGTGTCTGTTGCTCGATACCCTCGACGGTTCGGCCCCTTGATAGGATCTGGCAAGGGCCTTGCGTGCTGCTTGCCGTCGCAATCCTGCGAGGGGGCTAACTGCCGAGACTACCGAATCGATAAATCGAGTAATCATCGACGGCCCCCTACGATTCTGCCGAGGGAGATACCGCCCGATCCGCTTTCGCGTTGGACTTGATGGAGTAGCTTGC